AGTGCATCGACGGGCCCGAGTGTGGATTCACGAATCACGCGGACACCGACCACGCGGACGGCACCATCCGCTCGGCCGAGGAGGCGGCCGCCTTCCCCACCGCCCACCACGGCTGCGTACGGCAGTGGGTACCGCGCCCCGACCTGAACGACCGCCCCAACCTCGCCTCAGGAGACTCGGTATGACGACCCTGCACGTCACACCGATCAACGACCTGATCGAACACGAAGCGGTCGGCACCGAGTGCGTCTGCGGTCCCCAAGAACGGCCCGAGAAGGCAGAGGACGGGTCCATCAACTGGATCTGTGTCCACAACTCCCTGGACGGTCGTGAACTTGCTGAGGAGGACCGACATGGCTGACCAAAGCTCTGAAGAGAAGGCTGCCTATGCGCGCCTCGAAGAGGCGATCAAAGAGGTCGGCAGACTCGAAGGCTCTGACGGCGTCCTGACAGAGTGGGCTGTCCTCGCCACCGTCCAGCGCTACGACGGGGACGGCGACGGAATCACCCAGGTCCTCATGCTCCTCCCTGACGGGGGAGGCCAGACGCCCCACCACCGAATCATGGGGCTCCTCGACTTCCAGCTCACCCGCATGCGTGCGGAGATCAGCCAGGAGGAGCGGTGACCGAGCAACCCACTACACCTCAGGCGCACGGCGTCCGTATCGAGGCGCAGCCCTTCGGCGCCCGCATCGCGATCGACGGCCAACACATCGAAGAGCACGTCATCGCCTACCAGCTCGAGCACAACATCCGCGACGGCCTGCCCTCCCTGATCCTCCACACCCGGGAACAGGACACGGTGGTGTGGGAAGGCCTCGCGCGCGTCGCCGTCGCCACCACCGAGCCGCCCGGCGAGACGATGGCCAACTTCCTCGCAGGGATCGACCCCGCCGCCCTCGAGCGCGCCGCCCTCGACCGGCCCGACCTGGACGGCGGCAAGCACGAGGTGACCGCGGCGATCCTGCGGCAACTGTCCGAGTGGGCCAGGGGAGGGGACATCCGATGACCGGGCTCGACGGCGCCCTCGCCGGAGTCACACAGTGGATCGGCACGAATCTCCTCGTCGACACCGTCCGCATCGAACTCCGCGCCACCGGCCGCCCGACCCTCGACCCGGGCACCGGCAACCTCACCCGACCCGACTCCGACATCCTCTACGAGGGCCCCGGAGCAGTGCAGGGCGGCACCGCACAGTCGGAGATCTCCGCGACCCCGAACGTGCTACAGCCGTGGACGCAGGAGACCAAGTCCCGCTACCGGTTGCTGACGCCGCTCGAGGCGCCCGTCGCCCCGAAAGATGCCGTCGTCACCGTCCTCGAAGTCCACAACCCGACGAACACTGCACTCCTCGGCCGGTCCTGGATCGTGCAGGACCCCGGCCGGGCCGCCACCACCGAAGTCGTACGGATCACGCCCCTCGACCAGAACCAGGCAGAGGAGGGGACGCCGTGACACCGGAGGAACTCGCCGACCGCCTCGAGCACGCCGCCACCCGGATCGGGCCCGCCATCGAACGCGGAGTCGCCCACACCGGAACGCTCGGCCAGGCCCGCATCCGCGGCAACGCCTCCGGCCGGCCTGGTCCGAACGTCATCACCGGCGCCTACCGCAACTCCTGGCAGACGCAGACCCGCCGCATCCCGCACGGGGCGATCTGCACCCTCGGCACCGACCTCCCGTACGGGCGGCGCCTGGAGTTCGGTTTCGTGGGCACGGACAGCATCGGCCGCACTTACAACCAGCCGCCGTTCCCGCACGTCCAGCCCGCTCTCGGCTTCATCGAGAACACGCTGATGAGCCAGATGCGGCTCGCGCTCACGGAGATCCTGCGGTGATCAGCACACGGGAAGTCACCAACGCGCTCGCCACCCTGCTGGAGACCGCATCCGGGAAACCAGTCGGCCGCGGCGCCATGCCCGAGGGCAGCCCGAGCCACTACTACATCCTCGACTACATCGACCGGCAGACGTCCGGCGCCTACTACAGCGACCTCAACGAGGACGCCACCCTCATCTACCAGGTCCGCTCCGTGTCCGGCCGGGACCTGTCCGACCCGGACTCCTACGGAACGCAGGACCAGATGGAGTGGCTCGCCGACACGGCCCGCGAAGTCTTCCTCGGCCGCGACCCGGTTACCCGGCAGTGGCTGCACCCGCTCACGGTCCCCGGCGGCCGGATCCTCGCCCGCCGCCCGGACATCGAAGCAGGGGGAACACCAGACGCACCAGATGGAATCATGTCCAGTGCCAGCAGGTTCGCATTCGACCTGCAATCCGCCTGACCCACGGGTCAGGCATCACCGCACCGCGGCGGGACCCCACGCGGACGCCACCACTTCGGTGGCCGCCACCCACACACCACACGTGTAGGGGCCGGGTCCCATAGACCTCGAAGGCCCCGGGACCAAGGGGCCCAGAAATGCCGCTTCTCAGCAAGCCGAAGAAGTACATGCGCCGCGGCACATCGCGGTTCTACTTCGTGCCAGCGATCGCCTCCGACACGCTGCTGCCCACCCGCGGTGAACTGTCCGCGGGCACCGAGTTCTCCGCGTACATCGCGGCGATGGACGGCTGGACCGTCACGAACAACGAGATCGAGACGCCGGACATGGCGGACACCTACGACTCGACGATCCCCGGCAGCGACAAGGCCGACCAGTCGTCGTTCACGTTCTACGAGGACGAGGAGGACGCCGACCTCGAGGAGATGTTCGCCAAGGGCACCAACGCCTACGTCGTCATCCTCCGCAAGGGCGACATCCCCGGCAACAACAGCATGGACGTCTTCCCGATCCGTGTCGCGACGCAGTCCCCGCAGTACACGGCGGACAACGAGGCTGCCAAATTCATGGCGACCTGCTCCATCACGGAGCGGCCGTTGCAGGGCGCCCCGGTCCCGGTTGCTGGCACCGACGAGGTCCAGACCGTCACCATCACGGGCACGCCGACCGGTGGCACGTTCACGCTGACGTTCAACAGCCAGACCACCAGCGCGATCGCGTACAACGCGACCGCGTCCGCGGTTCAGACGGCGCTGGAGGCCCTGTCGAACGTCGCGCCGGGCGATGTCACCTGCGCGGGCGGCCCGCTGCCCGGCACGCCGGTCACGGTCACGTTCGGCGGCGCCTACGACGGTGCGAACGTCCCGCAGATGACCGCCACCGGAACGTTCACCGGCGGTACCAGCCCCGCCGTCGCGGTCACCACGACCACGCCCGGCGGCTGACCCACCCCCGCTCACCCCTTTCTCCCAGCTCCCGGCCGGGCCCGACAGCGTTCGGGAAGGGGCGCCGTGCGGCGCCCGGCCGGGTCCCTTCCCCTGACGGAGGACCCCACCGATGACCAGCAAGCAGACGACGACTCCTGAGCCGCCCGCCGACGCCGTGGCCGCCGACGCGCACTGGACGGCGACCCGCGAGAAGCTCCGCAACCGCAACCGGCCCACGTCCGTCCTGACGATCTGCGACGACCCGGATGTCAAGAAGGCCCTCGACGAGGCCCGCTTTGTTGTGCGGCGAGTGGAGAGCGACCTCAAGACCGACCCCGGCAGCCAGGCCCTGACCGCCGACCTCGACACGGCGAAGAGCGACCTCGAGACGGCGCAGGCCGCCTTCGATGACATCGCGATCCGCCTCACCTTCCAGGCGCTGCGCCGCGCCGACTTCGAAGACCTCCAGCGCCGCCACCCCCCGACCGAGGAACAGGCCGACGAGGGCTACGCCTTCAACGTCGAAGCCCTCGGCCCCGAACTCGTGGCCCAGTCCTCCCTGGACGGCATCACCGTCGACGACGCCAAGACGTACCTGTCGGAGTGGGCCGAGGGCGAAGCGTCCGCCCTGTTCAACACCGCGTTCAGCGTGCAGACCAACGTCCGCATGGACCTGGGAAAAGGCTGACCACCGATGCCCGACTACGCCGCGAACTCGACCTGTGCCGCGAGTACCGCATCCCGCACAGCTGGTTCCGGGGCGTCGGTGACGGCCGCTGGACCCCACTCGACCGCGACAAGGCGCTCGCCTACGCCGACTACATGCGCGGCGTGTGCCCGCAGTGCGGCACCCGCGAGTCCGAGTGGGCGGACGACAACGGCGAGTACGTCGACGCGTACATCGCCGTCAGCCACAAGTGCATGGGCTGCGAGGAGATCGCCCTCAAGCAGAAGGAGATCCCCGAAGGCCCTGCCGGCGCCGGCATGAAAGTCCTTCTGCTGCCGCCGTCTGTGATCGCGGCACGGGAGGTCATGCAGGACCTCGGCACCAGCACTCCGTAGACGAACGACACGAAGGGAAGGGCGGGACGTGG